AAGAGCAGGGGCAAGCCTACAAAGCGATAGGTGAAGCCATGTTCCCATCGCTGATGCCATGGGAATTGTGCGTTGGCTGTTTGTTGATGTGTGCTTACAAGAAATCAGATAACCGACCAAGATGGAATCACTCTCTGCTGATGATTGGCAGAGGTGCAGGAAAAGACGGATTGATAGCATGGATGTCTCTGTGCTTTACGTCCAAAAACAATCCTGTTCCCAAATACGATGTTGATATCTGTGCAAACAACGAAGACCAGGCATTGAGACCAGTTAAGGATGCAATAGACTTCCTGAACAAACCTGAGTACAAGGTAGCAAACAAGAACAGTTTCTACTGGACAACGATTTTGGTCAGAGGTCTTGAGAATGGCGGTCAGATCAAAGGACACACCAACAATCCGAAAGGTAAGGACGGTCTGAGATCAGGATGCATCATTCTGAATGAGATCCATGCTTATGAGTCCTATGCCAACATCAACGTATTCACTACTGGCTTGGGTAAGAAAGCCAATCCTCGTTCTGTTTACGTAACCACAAACGGAAATGTCCGTGAGGGTGTACTTGACCAGGAACTGGAACAGGCTATGGCAATCTTGAACGGAGAAGAGGACAATGGTTTCCTGCCGTTCCTGTGTCGACTGGATGACAAGAAGGAAGTCCATGATGAATCCAACTGGGTGAAGGCAAATCCTTCCTTACCTTATATGCCTGACCTTATGGCTGAGATCCGCAACGAATACGTGAAGTGGAAACAGAGTCCTGCCACACTTCCGGAATTCATGGCAAAACGAATGAATGTACCGGACATCGCAGGAGATCAGGCGGTAACTGAATACGAACACATCAAAAACACTAACCGACCGATAGACTATGACAGCCTTGCAGGATGTCAGTGCATTGTGGGCATGGACACATCCAAAACCACAGACTTTGAGTCAGTTAGTGCAATCTTCAAAAAGGATGGCGAAATATACGTTCTGAACCACACATGGGTCTGCCTTGAATCGAAAGACTTGGGCAGAATCAAAATCAGAGAGGAACTACCTAGATGGGTAGATATGGGTATCGTCACACTGGTAGACGATGTTGAAATTCCCCCTGAATGCATTGGTGGGTATATAGACATGCTGAAACACACATACAACGTGAAAAAGGTGTGCATAGACGATTTCCGATATGCACTTTTTTCATCTGTTCTGAAGGACATGGGATTCTCAAAGGACATGGGCAATCTCAAACTGGTCAGACCTTCTGACATAGCAAGGGTAGTTCCTTTGATATCCAGTTACTTCCTGAACGATAAGTTTGTATGGGGTGACAATCCTATGCTGCGGTGGGCAACGAACAACACCAAAGTTGTCCAGTGGCATCCAAAAAGCACAGGTTCAAACGATCTTGGCAACCAGTTGTATGCCAAGATCGAGCCTAAATCGAGAAAGACAGATCCGTTCATGAGTTTGGTGCATGCCATGACCTGTGAACCGGAACTGATTGAAGCACGGAAATACGACAAAAAAGTGTTCAGAGTTCGCACATACTGACTCTGATCTACGGAAAGGAGAGGTATGTCAATCTTTAAAGACTTCCTTGATTACCTGTTTGGTGTCGATGACGAGACAGGTAAGGTAGTCAGTCTGAATGGGATAAGTATCAGCGACATTGAAGTGTACAAAAACCTGTGGGCATACCGCTATGCTTTGTCAGTGGTGGCAGAGCATATAGGTGCGATTCTGTCACGCTGCGATTTCAAGACATATCGCAACGGTGAGGAAAAAGAGGGCGATTTTTGGTACATGCTCAATGTTGAGCCAAACCCAAATCAGACAGCTGCAGAGTTCCGAAAGCAGTTGGTCAGGCAGCTGATATTCAGTCCGACACATGATGCTCTGATTGTTCTGCTGGACAATATCGGACAGACGAAAGAAGCAATGTATGTTGCGACAGAATGGAACAGGGATGAGAAAGTACTCGTTCAGACTGGATTCCAAAATGTTGTGGTAGACATCTATGGCGATAGCGGATACCAGTTGACAGGCACGTTTGGCGGTCACAAAGCGATCTACATCAAGTACGGCAATGAACAGTTAGAGTCCATCTTTTCTGAAATGATGCAGATGTTCAAGTACTTGGTGAACAACGCTGAGAAGGCAGGGACATACAGACAGAAGTACGTGTTGTCCATGGAAGACACTGCCATGAACGATCCCAACTTTGAAGCCAACATGCAGAACATCTTGGACGAGCAGTTCAAGGCTTTCATTGAAGGTGACAATGCAGTACTTCCTCTGTACGCAGGAATGAAACTGAATCAGGTATCAGCAGGATCTGACTTAGGACAGAATGCATCAACGGCAAACAAGGCAGTCGAGTCCGCAATGGACGATGCAATCAGCAAGGTTGGTCTTGCTTTTAATATTCCCAACTCGGTCATGCTTGGCAAATACGAAGCAGACGATTTGGAGCATTTCCTGACATTCTGTATCGATCCTATTGCAGACATGATCACTCAGTCCATCAACAGAAAGTACTATGGCAAGACGGCATATCTAGATGGTACACGCTGTTTGATGGATACCAAGAACTGCAGACACTATGACTTCATGACAATCAGTACTGCCGTGAACAAGATTATTTCTTCCGGTGTGTACACGATCAATGAGGTTCGTAAGCAGTTGGGTGAGACACCCATCGATCCTGCAATCGGTGATGTGCATTGGATCACACGAAACTATGCGATTGTCGGCGATTATATCCAAGATCCTGACAATGTTATTAATCCAGGGGGCAAGGTAGACTATGCGGATTAAGGCTGAAGGCAATACAGTCACGATCAAGATCTACAACAACATTCGGAGTAAATCTTGGTGGGATGATGATGATGAGAAGGCTGATGATGCGGTAGCCAATGTCGAGGATCTTGAGAAGATACTCAAAGACAACAAAAACGCATCAATTATTGACATTTATATCAATTCTCCAGGTGGAGATGTATTTGAGGGTGTAGCAATCTACAACATCCTGAAACGGAACAGAGCCTACAAGAGGGTATGGATTGACGGATTCGCTTGTTCCATTGCTTCTGTCATTGCTATGGCAGGAAACAGCATCAACATGCCGAAGTCATCCATGCTGATGATTCACAATCCATGGACATATACAGTAGGCAATGCAAACGAACTGAGAGCAATGGCTGATCAGTTGGACAAGATTGCTGAACCGATGATCGAAGCATACATGAGCAAGTTTAACGGAACAAGAGATGATCTGAAGGCGATGCTCGATGCTGAGACCTATTTAACGGCTGAAGAAGCCTTTTCTTTTGGTCTGTGTACCAATGTGGTGGAAGACACCGAGCAGACACAGACAAATGCTGAAGAGGGAATCGACAGCACAGTTGCTATGTATAGCAGCAAACTCAAGCAGTTTGCTTCTATAAAACAGTCAATCAAGGATCTCCTTGCAGAAGAGACAGCAGAAGCAGAGACAGCCAACGAAGCGAAAGCAGAGGTAGTCAACGAAGCAGAAGCAGTCAACGAAACTGAGATGGATGCTCCTGAAGAAACACACACTATGACGAAAGATGAAGCCAAGGCAGCAGTTGCTGAAGTTAAACGCAATGCTCTCCAGGCTTTTTTCAATGTCAAGTAGAAAGGAAAGAGGAATATGACTCCTGAAGTAATTAACGCTTCTAAAGAAAAAATGAACGCTCTTATCAAGGATGGAAATACAGATCAGTTCCTTGACGAGGCAATCAAAATGATGAACGCATCCGCTTCTGAAGTTGCTGAACAGAAAGTTATGGCAATGTACAACCAGCTGAATGGTGAAACAGATGCACAGATCCTCGCTGCAAGAGGAATCCATGGTCTCACAACTGAAGAGACAAAGTTCTATAACACACTGATTCAGATGGCACAGGGTGCTATGACAAACACAACTATTGCACTCCCTGTTACAGTTGAGAATCGTGCGTTTGAAGAGATGAAAGTCGGTCATGAACTCCTGAACCGCATCAACTTTGTTGACAGTAAGGGTGTGACAGAATGGATCATCTCCAAGAATCTCGACTACGCTGGTGGTTGGGGTGATCTGAATGATGCTGTTTCCACAGAAGCAGCTGCAGCATTTGCAAAGGTTTCCTTCAGTCAGTTCAAACTGTCTGTATGGATTCCTGTTCCGATTACCATGATCGAACTTGGTCTGACATGGCTCGACCAGTTCGCTGTTCAGTACCTGGCTGAAATCATCGCTCGCAAACTTGAGGATGCAATTATCAATGGTACTGGTCAGAAGATGCCTGTTGGTATGATCAAGGAAGTCGATGTCGAGAATCAGACTGTTCCTGCTGTGACAAAGACTGCTCTGTCTGTCAATGCTCTTGACACACAGAACGTTGGTCTGATTGCTGCAAGACTGTGCAACAACGGTCAGCGTGAGATTGATACGATCGACATGATCGTCAATCCGATCACCTACTGGACAAAGGTTTATCCTGCTGTGTACTACACAGATTTCGATGGTCAGATCAAGAAGACAAATCTCCCTCTGAACATCATCCAGTCCACAAAAGTTCCTGAAGGCAAAGCTGTATTCGGTCTTTGCAGAAGGTATTTTGCTACTGTAGGTTTCGGCAAAGAAGGAAAGATCCAGTATAGTGATCATTACAATTTCCTTGCTGATGTCCGGACTTACAAGGCAAGACTCGTTGCCTA